CTGCAGCAGCAGGTGTGTCAATCGGCGCGATGTTGCCAATCTGCTGCGCATATTGATTGACGACGATCTTGCCATCATTCTGAGTCTGAATGAAGCCATCAATCAGCTTGGCCGCATTGTCAGCAGAAAGCCCGTAGGCATTCATCACCGACGTGGCAGCATCTGCCACTGTGTTGATGTCTGACAGGCCGCCAACTGCGCCATCCAAAGCAGCATCCAGAATCTTGGCGTTGTCGCTGGCATTGCTGAATCCAGCCGATGCAACGTCATAGGCCGCGGCCATCAGCTCGGTCTGACTGGCGAGGCCACCGCTTGCGGTTGACACGCGCAACAGTTCAACCTGTAGATCCTTGACGTTGACGCCCAAGCTGTTGACCTTCTGAGCGGCCAACTGAGCCTGGTTAAACCCTTCGAACCATTTGGCGACCACCACGCCGGCCGATAACGGGCCGAGCACTGCAGTGATCGAAGAACTTAGGCCACGCATAGCAACACCGAGGCCTTGCGCAGCCGCTCCGGTGGCCTTTGCTTGACGGCTCACACCTTTGAGCCCGTCCTCAAGCTGCTTAACCTGCGGCAGCCCGCCCACTTGGGCCTTGATCTTCAGGACGGCATCCATGTTCATCGCCATCACCCAGCCCTCCCAGTAGTCGCTGGCTGCGCCTTGGCAAACAGCTGCAGTGCGTGAGCTTCCATGATCTGCAGGTTCTCCAAGGCCTCACGCCTGTTCTTCACATCGTAGAGATCCATCAACGAGAACAGCACCCCATAATCCAGCCCGCAGCGGCCACCGACACCGACGCGCCACTGCGTTGACATCAGCATGAACAGCATCACGGCCTCCTCATGCTCGGGCCAGATCACCACCTCAGCCGGCTGCCTTACGTGCTCTGGCAGGTAGGACTCATCCAGCCCATAGCGGGCCAACTGCTGCTCGAGGTTTGCATTCGCGCCGTCGCCACCGCGGAACCAGTAATCGACGACGCCTGTCAGTTTCCCTTCTTCGCGGCCTCCAGCGACTGCTGCCACTGCTTGACGATCTGCCCGGCTACGGTCGGCACCTGCAGCAGCTGATCCAGTGCTCGATCGCTGAACGGCACCTCGTCGCCCTCGTCGTCGATCACATCAGCCCAGCCGACCAGCACCTCCTTCGCGGCGCTGATGTCGTCGATCTCCTGCTGGTCAGGATCAGCTAGCCCCATGCTCTGCAGCCGCACCGTCCGCCGGATCTCTTCAATCCGCGACTGGTTCAGCCATGCGAAAACACCGGTGAAGGACTCCGTGGCACGCTTGCCGCCATCAGCCGGCAGCGTGATCTTCAGGGGCCAGCTGTAGGGCTCCTTCTGCTTCAGGACCAGGGCCATAGATCAGGTGAACGCGAGGGTGAAGTCGTCGTTGCCGGCTTGCGTCGGCATCAGACGGAACGGCAGGGTGATGTGGGTGACGCGATCCGACTCCACATAGGTGGGCGAATCGAAGGCCGCCTGATCAGCGGTGAACGTGATGATGTTGCCGGCTGTCGTGCCGTGTGTCCAGGTGATCGTGTCTTCAGTCTGTGCGCTCACCGCAGCGATGAAGTCCTTGGTGGCGAAGGCAGGCAGCTCAATGGTCATGCTGCCGGTGGTGCGTCGATCCACCAAGCGCACCTGACGGCTGCAGCCGGCCTTCTGCTCAAACACCATCTCAGTGCCAAGGCTGAGCGAGAACTCAGTCATGCAGGCCGAGAACCCATGCACTTCAACGGTGGGGGTGTTGTCAGCGTTGACGGCCAGCGGTGTTGCCTGCTGGCTGTAGGTGACCGAGGGGCTGCTCAGCGCCGTAGGAGCTGACCAGATGCCCATGTGCGAGAACGAGATCGTCGGCACGCTGCCCACGGACAGGTTGAAGTCAGCAGTGCCCCGGATGCCGCCGATCGACTGCTCGCTGCCGTTGTCGATGAAGAACTGCATCGCGTAGCTGCTGAAGCCACTGGACACCGGCGCATAGGTGACGCTGGTGCCGGCCACGATGGTTTCGCCCAGGCCGCAGGCCTTCAGCATGGGGCCATAACGCGGAGCCGTGCCTGCAGTGCCGCTGCCGGCCATCTCCACAGTGGCGCTGATCGGCACCGACCGCTGCAGGATGACGTTCTGGCGATTGCCGAAATAGGTCTGGGTCGTTTCGCGTTCAGCCAGCTCGATGCTCAGAGGCTCAACGTCCAGCTCTGTGAACAGCAGCGCATCAGTGGATGCCGGGCTGGGGTTGGTGTTGTAGGTGGTTTCGGCCTTGACCAAGGCCAGTCGGTAGAGCCAAAGGGCCATGGTCAGTCCTCAGTGATAGGAGCAGCTGCTTCAGGCTCATTCTGGCAGGGTGTTACTTCGCCAGGCTGCAGTGTGCGCTGAATGCAGATCCACTGGCCGTTTTGCAGCTCATAGGATCCGCCGTCTGTCGGCCGCGGCGGAATTACAGGGGCTGATGCTTTGCGCGTCATAACGTCATGGCCTGATGAGGACAGGTTAAGCCTGTGTCAGATCAGCCTCTCGCGTTCTGAACTGCACCTCGTAGGTGTGCACCCACCAGATGCTGTTCATGTCCGCCTGGTCGATCTGCGGATCGTCGTTCGTTGGAACGATGTCCACCGCCAGGCCGCCGATTGTGGTGTCAGCCATGATCAGCGCGTGAGCGGAGCTGATGATCGGGTCAGCCAGCACCTCAGGGGTATTACCTCGGACGTGCACGATCACATCCACCTCAAGGGTGTGATGCAGCTTGCAGGTGGTCACCCTAGAAGCCCTGCCCGGGCCAGGCTGCACCACCAGCACCGGAGCCTCAGCGCGGCCGAAGGCCTCGGCGCGTGAGCGGTAGACGGCACGAACACCAGCAGTGGCTGCCAGCTTGGTGGTCAGCGACTGCAGGATCTGCTCACGGATGCTGGCCATCAGGCGCGAACCTCAACAGCAACGACCCGGCCACGCTTCAAGGTGATGTCAGTGGTATTGCTGTGATTGGCGATCAGCAGTGATACCTCATCACCATCGGCCAGCTCAACCATCCAGCTGGTCACCAGCTTGGCCTCCTGCGCACCGCTGCCAGTGAAGGCGCGACATTCGCTGTTGTCGATCGCTGTCCCGTTCTTGGCCAGCTTGATGCCGAGCGTGCTGTTGTTGCCATCGGTCGCATCGATGCTGCCGTAGACCCTGAACAGCTTTGTGCCGCCGCTGTCGTTCTTCAGGCCGAATGCATCAGTGGTGCCGAGGACCATGCCGTAGGCCGTGTCGCTATCGAGCGTGGCTGTCAGGCCGGTGGTGACGTAGGTGCCCTGCGTGGTGATGTCGATGGTGCCATCAGTCATCTTCGAGCACTGGCCACGGATGGCCACGCCGTCGATGTAGTAGCTCAGGCCAGACCATGCCGTGGTGCCATCACCGATCTTGTAGCGGCGCGTATCCGTCTCTACACCGATCTCGCCCAGCAGCAGAACAGGATCGGCGGCGGTCCAATCAGCGGCCGTGTCGTTGCGCAGCTTGAACCGGGTGTAGGTCGTCATGCGCTGCCGCTATCGAGCACGTTGCCCTCAATGTAGGTCGTGTCAGCAGCGCCACCATCCATGACAACGATGCTGGTAGTGCCCACGCTGTCACCATCGAGCACTGTGTCGTTGGTGGTGCTCTGCTCTGGCGTGACGGTGCGCTGAAGTGTCAGGCTGCAGAAAGCGCCGTCGTCCAGCAGCATCGGCGGGCCGATCAGCGTGTAGGGATAGCCATCAACGTTGATGCCAGCGCCGTGCATCAGGTCACCGAACAGATCAGTGCGACAGATGAGGCTGTAGTCCGTGCTGACCACCATGCCACCGGCGATGGTTTCGCTGGGCATGTCAAGGATGCCATTGCCTGAGATGCTGCCGGCCGTCACTGGCACCGCCATCTCGTCGGTGTTCAGGAACAGGTCTAGGTCTTCGGTGAAGGCCATCAGTTCAGCGCCGCCTCAATCTCAGCCTTACTGCCGAAACCCCAAGCAGCTGCGGCGCCAGCGTTCCACTCCTTGCGGATCACGGGCTCGATGTAGCCGTCGTCACCGGGCTGCAGTTGCTGGTCGTAACCCTCGGGGTAAACGGCATCATCAAATGTGATCTCATCATTCAGAAGGCTCGTGAGGAATGCAGTGCGCTCCTCATTCGCTTCTGTTGCTGTGAGATCGGCGGGGGTGTTGATGATCAGCATGGTGCTGCCAGTCCTAAGTGCTTCAGTCCATTCTGCCCGTCTCCATGACGTTGAGATGCTCGCCCACCAGGAACAGCTGGCGGATGAACAACTCGCGGAAGGTGCCGTGCTTGCGGGGGATCGTCTGCGCGAGCGGGTAGAGGTAGTCGATCACCCGCTCGTATTTCTCCACCATGTAGAGGCCATGAGCCTCCTTGGAGGGATCCGCAGAGGCTCGCTTACTGGTCATGGGAGTCGGCCCTGGCGGGCCTCCTAGCCAAGCACCAGGTGCCCGGTCGCAAAACGCGCCCCAATGCTGCTGCTGGAGGTCCAAGGAGGGTAGCCCCAGAACGCACAACGTGAACCGGAGTTCGACGCGTTGCTCCAGCTGCCCCCCAGGATGACGGCGCGGGCATCATCGGAGTAGACGCTACCCCGACCTTCTGTGTTGGCCGACCAGGCCTCACCAGAGCCGTCCCAGCTGGTGTCTGCGCCCCACTGCCAGAGCGTCCCAGTTGCTTGAGCCAAGCCGAACTTGCTCACCCGTTCCCACTGCACCGTGCCGGGGTCAGAGCCCCTGCTGCTGGCCTCTGGGGCGCCGTAGGCAGCAGCAGCGAACTCGGCGTAGAACGGCAACCGCTTGCCAAAGCTGGCCGCCATCTCCGACGCTTCGTACCAAGTGAAGCTGCCGTAGGTGGTGCTGCCGTTGCCGCCGTACTGGGCGGGCAACAAGGGGGCGCTGGAACCGTCTGCAATCGTGAGCCCGATCTTGCTGCTGGGCACTGCTGAAAACGTGCTGCCGGCATAGCTGGTGGCGCCAGCCAGATAGAGGTCAATCCAGAACCCACCCTCAATGCAGGCCATGCCACGCGGATCAGCACAGCTGGGCCGATAGGTCAGATCCCACAGGCTGAACTCCAGAATCTCTGCTGCGCCGGTGGGGCTGCCGTTGTTGAACGCGGTGGGCCGGCCGCTCGGGATGTAGTGGAAGCCCCCCACCACCGAGCCACCTGTGGCCCCTGCAGGAGCGGTGGTGACGCTGGCATCAGCCACCAGGGCACCCGTGCTCGGGTTCTGCCAGATGGCGTAATCGGTGTTGTTGGTGAAGCTGCCAGGCATGGTCACTGGCGTGGCAGTGGTATAGACCACACCGTTCAGCACCGATCCAGCCACGATGCTGATCGTGGTGGCGGCTGTCTTGTAGAACAGCGAGCCACGATGCAAAGCTGGGCGACGATTGTAATAAACAATTCCCGTCAGATCTGTTGCGCCGGAAACCGTTTGATCCAGACCAACGCCGATCAATGGATTGAACTTGTATCCCATGATCAGCTCCAGTAGATGGTGTCGATATTGGTCGTCGTGCTCACGTAGGTAATATTCAGCGTGCCAACAACGCCACCACCTGATCCACCCTGCTTGTAGGTGATCGTGATCAGCCGATCGCTACCGTCGTAGGTCAGATCAGCGAAGTCAGCAGTTCCCGGGGCTGAGAAGCCACCGATCCGAGGCAAACTCATGGCGCCAGGTCTCAGTACAAGTCCACTCTACCGAGACTGATCAGGCATGAAAAAGCCCCCGCCATCAGGCGAGGGCCAGTGCGGCTTCTCTGATCAACCGTACTTCTTCAGGCCGAAGCCAAGGCAGGTCACAGCGCTGGAGGCGGTGCCGGTCTCAGCAGTGCAGCTGAGGCGGATGTAGCGCTTCAGGTCGTTGCTGTTCAGGATCAGAACTTCCTTGTAGGCAGCGTTGCCGATGGCGGTGAAGGTGCCGCCGGTCACAGCGGTGAAGGTGCTGTTATCAGCAGACTCCTCGATGCGGAGGTCAGATCAGCATCAGCACCGGCAGCGGTGC